ATGCTCACTTTAGACGAGATAGGTCAATCTGTTCGTAACAACATTCAGTTAGTTATTGACCATGTGGGGTTGCCTCTCGCAGTTGGCCCGATCAGTGATGAGGATTACAAGATCCTCTGTGGTGGTTATGGCGAGCTTGAGTGGGACTATATGCTCGGTGCCTATGGTAATTCTGATGATAAGTATGAATTCTGCATCAAACTTGTTCAGCAAGGAGTGGTGCAGGGGATTCCATCAGGGGCAGCAATTTGTGTTTATGGGGTTGAAGATAAAATCTTTCGCATCCATATTGTTGAAAGGTTCTCAAGGGAAGATGAATCACACCCACTAAAAGGGCGAATGGTTTTGCTCACTCTAATGAGTGCTTTTGTTTTTTGTAAGGCTGTCGAGTGTGAGGTCGTTCAGATTATTGAACCCGTTCCAGAGTTGCAGCCATTTTATGAGTCGTTCGGTTTTTGCATGGAAAAGTGTGGCTACGTGATGTCTACAGCCACAGATAATCTACAAGAGACATTTCTGAAATTCGCACAATAGGTGTAGACGCCGAGTGTCTACAGATTGTAGGATATCCATCCGGATTACCTTAAAGGTACATCTGGGACAGTCGTTATGTATTCTCACTACTAAAAACGATGTCACCAATCGGAGGAACCGATTGGCACAAGTTGGCTGGACAAGCTAGCTTTAACTAAGAGGTTAGAGACGCCCTTATCGTCTCGGGAGTTTTCTATGAAAGATCAAAAAGCAACCAAGCCACAGGTTAAGTTCGACACAATGAAAGCATTCGCAGGTATGGGTGCTGCTGTTGAAGTTCTGATGAAGGCTGCTCCTAACGCGTTCACGCACGCTATTGTCTCTGGTAAAGAGCAGCAGGGTAAGCTTCGTCGTCGCAAGGCAGCATGATCATAGCTGGTGCTTTTTGAAAGCCCGCCATCTGGCGGGTTTTTCTTTTTTTATCGGTGCGGAACTCAACTATTTTTCTGTTTGTTCGTTCTGACCCTTTCCCATTCAATTCTGCCTTCTTCACGCCGCTGGTCTATATACTCAGCAAGATCCTGAATGTTGATACAGCGCTTCGCCTTCTGTGATGTTCCTACACGATAAGTCGGAATAGGCAACTGACAGGCATTTGCTTTCGCTTCTGCTGTGTTAGGGCTCATACCGAAATACTTTTGGCATACCGCTGACAGCTCGATGTTAGGCGTGTTGAACTCAGCCATAAGTAAAAACAAAGTATTCATAGACGTTCTCCATACAACCTGGCTGCACCCAGGGGAAATTACAGGTCGCTGCTGGTGGCCGGAATCAACTTCTGCCAGATCGCGGACACGTATTTTGCTTGATGTCGCGCATCGGCCAGTGCGTTATGTGCAACCCCATCGAATGGCATATCTCGCTTTGGATCGAAACCCACAACTCTACCTAATGTGACGACGGTTCTGACGTCGTGATCATTCCAAAATTGCCACGGGCAAACCTGGCCGGCACGCTCATATGCGCCGCGCAATATAACGTTGTCGAAAGTAGCTCCATTGCCCCAAACTTTTAAATATTTAGGGTTATCAGAATGCCGATTAATGAAATGGCTCAGTTCAGATAGGGCAGACGATATCGGCATCGCATCATCAACACAGATTGCTGATCGTGCTTCTGAGCTTTGTCTTAACCACCACAGAATAGTGTCACCGTCCGGCACCGCTCCCTGCTCCATAGCGCTTTCAAGATTAACGGCGGTGTAAAACTCCTGACCCAGTTCACCGCTTTGCGGATCGAAGAATACGGCACCAATGGAGACGATAGGGGCATTCGGTTTTTTGCCCATGGACTCAAGGTCGATCATTAAGTTGTTCACGTTAAATATTCTCCTGTTTGGCTATTCAGTAATCTTGCCGCGACGCATCGCACGTAGGTTTTTCAGGTTTGTTTCCTGCTCTATTTCGGCACATATTTTGCGATACTCATCATGCTCCACTCGTTCAAAATCTTCGTTAAAGCGTTTGATGCTAATCGTTCTCAGCCCGCCATCATTGCGTTTAATTCGGACCGAGTGATCACTACAGCTATGGATAATTACGGGCCAGTTGCTACTGTCCGTGTAGATTTGACCGCGCCGAATCAGGCTAAACATTCTTATTTTTTCTCCTGCTCTGACTGTTCTTTGATATGCAATCGAGGTTCCCCGTCTTTCGGCTCAGGCCATTGGCGAACCTTATTTATAGCCAGCTTTTTTATCATTGCCTGGGTAATCTGCTCATCACTGATACCGGCACGACGTTGCGCATCCCATAACAGGAATTGCATGTCAGCCCATTCGCTAAGGTCGCCTGGTTCAGCAGCAGCCTCGAGCGCTTCTTTGGAAAGGTGCTTCAGCGGACCAACTGGACCGACATCGCCGAAAGTAGCCTGTGACCACGCTGCATGCTCACGGCGTACCAGCTCGCGGGCAATAGCCCCATCAATCACCTTCAATACATCAGCGAGAATGTAGGCTCTGTTCCCGCCGTTTGAGTATTGGGTATCATGCAGCAGGTGTTAGCGTATCTGGTGCAGGCGATCGAGGGATAAAGGACCGTTCGCCGGGTGGTTGTTAGTTGTCATGGGTTAGTCCGTCCAGTAAGTAAGTTCTTCCGCCAGGCGGTCATCTGCTTCGGCTTGGTTGGGGATATCAGCATCGGTTTCTATGCTGGCTCCGGCAAAATCACGAGCACAGGCTTTGCGGTGTTTACGATTGCCCATGCCCCATTCTGGATTTTTAAGCTCTTTGTTCCATGCCCGTAGCATGAGTTTCATTGGTGACTTTGACATCTCATTCCCCCTTCACGCCAATGCCAGCGGCGGCGCGTTCAGCTTCACTTTGTTCCCAAAACCACTTGTGAAGCGCCATCAGCTCTTCGTCAATCGGTGCATATTTGCGGTCAAAGTAGGCCTGAGCATCTTTCTCTGCTTCGTCCGCTAATTCTCCAGGACCAAACAGCGTGTTATAAATCCATGCCAGTCCGTTCTTAGCGTCGCCAGTTGCCTGCCATTCGATAATCGCTGCCTGCATGACCAGAATGTTCTTCCCGATTAACAGGTCCAGTTCTTTGTACCGGTTCCGGATGTATACATTCTCTCTCTGTAATTCAGCATTGCGCTTCTCTGCGGCTTCCAGCTCATCCAGCAGCGCAAGAACGGTGGCCGGGTTGGCAGCGGCGATAAATGCTGCATCGCGCGCTTCATTTTCACTGAATACCATGGCTATTTGCTCATTGTTCACGCCATCAGTGGAGTAAACCTCATCGTCGAACTCAACGGCCCACTGACCTTTCGTTGCCTTCTCCGCCGCTTCACGTAGCGCCTGTTTGTTGAGTACTGTCATTGGGCTGCCTCCTGTTTTGATTTTCGCAGCGCTTCTTTGTAGCTGGCCTTTGCGGCTTTCATTGTCGGGCACCATTCGCCTTCAATATCGCGGCGGTCATAGCCATAAGCGACGTCGAACGCACGACGGAACATTCGGTATTCGTATTTTCCTGAAAGGAAACTTGTCTCTCTGTGTTCAAACTCCGGCAAGCGAGCGCCTACCAGGTATTCACCAAAGGAAAGACAACTATCAGCGCGAAGATAATCCCCGTATCTGCTCATAGCGCTCCTCCCTGTCTGGCTCTATTCAATAGCTGGTTAAACATCATGGTTAGGCTGTTACTGCACCCAAATGGCATATCGTTAATGCGGTATGTTGGAATACCCTTGCGAACACCAGACTTCACGATCCGGCCGGTGCCATAGAGCTGCGATAATGCTCCGGCGACCGCTGGGGTCTTTTTGTTCATACCTTTGGCGATTTCACCGCTGGTGGTATTCGGATGAGCCTGGAGATATTCAAATACGGTCATGGCGTTTTACCTTTACGTTCCTGTTCCAGTTGCACCAGAGACTCTTTTAATGCTGCAAACGTAGCGTCCAGTCTGGTGGCGACTTCGCGCATAAGCGGTGCATGCTTTGGTGGCAATTCAGCAACGGAGGCAAACGCCTCCGCTACGAGTTCTTTTACCTTCATGCGGCGCATTGGCGCTGCTCCATCAACTCGTTAAAGCGATTGATGAACATGCCGTATGACTGGCCAGGACGAACTGGGTTGATAATGAATAAATCCGTTGGGACAACTCCCTCGAGGCATGGCCAAATGGAACCTTCGTCAATCTCAAAATCTCGGCGTTCGCTGGCAAGCATCACCAGGTCGGCATATTTCACGGTTGGGTGTTGCTCAGTTGGTAGACCGAACTTCTGCCGAATGGCTGCGTCCACACGAGCTTCGATCGCCTGGTAATCCGGAAGCAGGCGCTTAAGCGGGGAGGGGATGTCCTGCAGGTAGGCTTCATCAGCATCATGAAGCAGTGCTTCTAATGCAAACTCCTGCGGAACGAGGTGGCTGGTTAAAACGCTATGCTGGCCGACGCTGTAAAACTCAGGAAGATGCCCTGTAAAACGGCAGATATGAGACAAAGCGGTAGCAATATCCTCGATCACGATATCGTCCTGTTGGATATCGAGGTAATTAAAATGTTTGCCGGATAATGTCTGAATGTAGCTCATGGTTTTCTCCATATTGGCGCGCTGCACCGCGCCATTAAATTAATGAATTGCTGAATTTAGCGTGCAGCAACCCAATCCATGCTTATGGGGTAATTGTTGCCTGGTGTTTATCGCTTGGCTTCGCCGCCGAGAGAGGTTGTTAATCCGTTAATGAGAGAGATAAGCTCGCCGGTCATTAGAACAAAGTCAGCGTCGAACCGCTGAGCCGCATCCTCACGGTCGATATCGTCGTTTTGTTCTGTAATCTCATTAGAGAACTTAAGGCGTTTGATGCTGCCGTCATCGCAAAGAACGAACTGAATGCGCTGTTGCCAGTCGATAGACAGCTTTGTAACTACTTTGCCAGCTTCCAGATGCACATGAATTTCGTCACTGACCAGAGTCTGTTTTTTAAAGCGTCCAATACCGCCATCTTCAAGAATAGCTTTCAGTTCGGCTTCATCACCCAGGCCAAAGCCAGCAGGCGCACTACCGGAACGAACCCAGTCGGTCATAGTTAGTTCGATCGGCGTTTCCATAGTCAGCGGTACCACCGGGAGAGAACCGAGAGTTTTACGAAGCAGGGCCAGTGAGTCTTCGGCACGTTTAGCGCTGGCTGCATCAACCATGATCAGACCGTCGGTGACGTTGATCCACAAACCAACAGTCGAGTTTTTGGAGAACGCCCGAGGAAGCAGGGAGTGCAACACTTCATCACGCAGCGAATCTTTCTCAGTTTTTTTGAGGCGACGCCCCTGATCGGATTCCAGACGCGACACACGCTTGCGCAGTTCTTCAGCAATGACAGGAGATGGCAGTATTTTTTCTTCCCGGCGAATAACCAACAACACTTGATTATTGACAGTGTGATGCAAGCGATCTGACAGCTGACCAAGTGGTGATACCCAACCGGTTTTTGCCATATCCTGGCTACCGCATGGAGTGAAGCGAAATAGTTCAAGCTGCTGTTCCAGCTCTTCCTGGTTGATGGTGAAATCGCGACTAATGCGATACACCAACATATTTTTGAAAAACGGATTGTTCATTCTCGGTTCCTCAACGCCTCTGCACCGGCGCTAAAAAGTTAGTTTCTCCATACACAACAGAGAAGGGCACCTGCATTGGTCGGCGGCTTGCAGAGACCGCTTTCTTTTTGCTCGGGTGGATTGGGTTATGAGCCCGTCGCCCGGTGATGCCCTTTTCTGTTGTGCCCTGAAAAAGGCTGGCGGTTACCGGACAAGTGGGAAAACACCGGGCCGCCAGAACAGGGAGTTACTTGTTATTGCTTTGGCCTGCTTTTAACCACATCAGGCGCGGTGGTATCTTGGTGTTCTCACACAACCAAGAGGGATGTTTATGGGCGCTTTTGATAACCAGGAAATTACGTTACCCGCATGCCCTAAGTGCGGCGCTAAGACGAAGAAGAAAATCGCTTGGCTCAAGTCGAACAAAAGTTTCACTTGTCGATGTGGAGCCACTATCAATGTCAACAGCAGCCAGCTTACTTCCGAAATCAGGAAGGTTGAGGACAAGCTGAAGAAGCTCTTTAAATAGTTTTTTATCGACTGATATTATTTCGTTATCAGGGGTTGGTTTTTCAGCCTCTGATTTTTTAGTCAGGATCATTTTTTCTACACATGTGACTACGCATTCCGAACAGATAGCAGGTTCGTCCTTACCACCTTTTGCGACGATCTTCATCGCTACCAGTTCGGTTGCTCCACAAAATGAGCATGTGAATAAATGATTCATGTAAACCTCTGCCCCTAACCTTAGTTTTCTGTCAGCGAATCATCCGGTCATTCATACGCCACCGGCGGCTACTTCGTGGGCGTCCTGCCTGTTCGCTGTTGATGGAATTAGATTACAGATAAAACTGTTGAACTGTCAACAGTAAAAACTGTTTTATCGGAGGCTCGAACACTGAAATCTGTAATTTTTTGTTTTGAGGAGAAATAAAAAGCACAAAAAAACCGGCAGTGCCGGCTTTGATTGGATGGAGGGGGTTATCTCTTACGCCTGTAAATTCTATGCTCTATCATCACGCCGATTATTTTTAATGGGCGATCCGCACTATTGATCGTGGGGTAGTCGTCATTTAACGGAACCAGTTCGTAGTGCTGCCTACCAGTTAAATCAGTAAATGTAGGTCGGTATTTTTTGAATGTTGCTTCGTTATTCCCATTTTTTGCAACAACAAACTCGCCCGGGATCGGCTCTAGTTCAGGGTCAACAATGATAATGTCCCCCTCTTTGAAGTCAGGCTCCATTGAATCACCTTCTATTCTGAGAGCGAAGGTAAACTCTGACATGTCAGTGTCGGTCATTATGTATTCAAAACTCCCATCAAACGCATCAATGGGGTGTTTTTCTGCCAAGGCACCAGCCTGGACGTAACTAATCAAAGGTACCTTCCTTGAGTTAACATCACTGAGGGGCATGAATGGTCCACCATTCATTAGCCAGGTAGGGTCACATTTAAGTGCTTTACTGATGCCTACTATGTTGCGTGGCTTTTTAGTTTTACCATCCTCAATGCTCGCCCATGATTGCTGACGAATGCCAGCCTTTTCAGCCGCCTGTTCTTGAGTAAGACCAAGTTCAATTCGTTTTTGTTTTACACGATCCGCAAGGCTCATAGCTCCTCCATTCCCATGGCCTCATATTCACAGTTTAAACTGTGGTTGACAAACAGTTGCGCCTGTTCAAAAATACAGATAAAACTGTGGAGGTGTTATGGAATCAATTTCTCAAAGATTAAAATTCAAACGTGAAGAGATGAATCTCTCACAAACCCAATTGGCTGAGTTGGTAGGTATGACTCAGCAGTCATTACAAGCCATTGAGGCGGGACTAACTAAGCGGCCTCGTTACATCGTCGAGTTGTCCTCCGCCCTGAACTGCGACCCTCACTGGTTGCTTTATGGAGAAAATATAAATCAAGAGCTTAACGACCATTGACTGTAATAGAAACCACAGTAACAGGAGGAAAGACGTGGGTAACCATAAGAAATGGCGGCAGTTAATGCAGCCCAAATGGTATGTAACTGCGGTAAAAAACATGATCACAAGCTTGGCTGGTGGTTATGAAGAGGCTGTTGACTGGATTGGCAGAAAAGAAACAAGTGGTGACGACGGGACAACCACATCTTCGCTGATGAACCGGTTACGTGACGATGGTGATCAAATATTCCCTCTTGGCTGGGCGTTGTTACTTCAGCAGGCTGGTGGTTCGCATCATATAGCTGATGCTGTAGCGCGCGCATCAGGCGGGGTATTCGTGCCATTGACCGAGGTTGATGAGGTTGAAAACGCTGACATTAACCAGCTTTTGTTGGAAGCAATTGAACAGATAACTAAATATTCGCAGCAAGTCAGGATAGCGATTGAGGATGGGGTAGTAGAACCGCATGAGCGGCTCGCTATTAATGATGATCTGTATCTGGCGATTTCGAAGCTTCAGGAACATGCGACGCTGGTTTATCGCATTTTTTGCGCACCAGAAAAGAGTGACGCCCGCGAGTGTGCAGCTCCGGGCGCCTTGGCGAACAACTCTTCGAGTATGGAGAAATAATCCGCATGAGCAGTTTAACGGCTTTTGACCGTCTACCGCAACTCAGGATGATCCCGGTTTCGGGTACTCCGTTGTTTCGGTATGAACGCAGATTATCAAACCGCTGGGTTCCGTGTAACCACAGTAGGGCGGTTTCAATTGTGGGGGTCTACAACCGGAGGGCAAAACGCCTGTGCGCGAACTTAACCGAAGGTTCAAAGACCACCGCGGAGTGCAAGTCCGTGTTATCCGCTGGGAGCCAGAAACACAGCGTGTTATCTACCTGCGCGATGGCTACCCACACGAATGTTTCAGGCCGCTTGAGCAGTTCAGGCAAAAGTTCAGGGAGATAACGGACGATCATGAGCACTAAATTAACCGGCTACGTATGGGATGGTTGCGCAGCGTCGGGCATGAAGTTGTCTAGTGTCGCGATCATGGCTCGCCTCGCTGATTTCAGCAGCGATGAGGGCGTGTGCTGGCCGTCCATTGAAACTATTGCTCGCCAGCTTGGCGCTGGTCCGAGCACCATTAGAACAGCAATCGCTAAGCTTGAAAAAGATGGCTGGCTCACGCGTACACAGCGCCGTAATGGTAACCGTAATGCATCGAACGTGTACCGCCTGAATGTGGCGAAACTTCAGGCTGCCGCATTTTCTCAACTGTCAGATTCTGACACGTCAAAATCTGACGCATCAAAATTTGACACCTCAAAAACTGACCCGTCGAAATCTGGCAAAAACAGCGGTTTTGACCCGTCAGAATCTGGTGGGGATCCGTCAGTAAAATCAAAACAAGATCCACAAGTAACTTCAAAACCCTTTTGTCCGGTTGCGGCGCAACCAGACCCTGAGGTTGTGATTACTGATCAGGCCAGACAGGTCTTGTCTTACCTGAACCAGACAACTGGCTCACGCTACCAGGTATGCAGTACGTCGCTGGAGAATATTCGCGCCCGTCTTCGGGAACAATTCACGGTTGATGACCTGTGCCTGGTAGTGGATTACAAAAATGCCGATTGGCGTGATAGCGAGCAGGCGCAATACCTCCGCCCGGCAACTCTGTTCATTCCAAAAAACTTCCCTGGTTACCTGCAAAGCGCGACCAAATGGTCCAGTGCTGGCCGGCCTGAACGCGTTAACGGCAAATGGGAGACTAACTCAGCCAGCCGCGCAAACTTCCAGAGTGTTGATTACTCACTGCCAGAAAATTCGGGGTTCCGTTCATGATGACCAATAAATATTGCCAGGCGCTGGCGGCACTGCGTAGCAAACCAGCTCACGAATTGAAAGAGGTTGGCGATCAGTGGCGGACACCGGATCTGCTTTTTTGGGGGATCAACGCGCTATTTGGTCCATTAGTTCTGGACTTGTTTGCTGACGACGACAACGCGAAATGCCCGGCATGGTACACCGCCGAAGATAACGCGCTGACACAGAACTGGTCTGAACGTCTGGATGAACTGGGCGGCGCGGCGTTTGCCAACCCTCCATATAGCCGCTCGCAGTATCACGACAAGCAGGCGATCACGGGTATGACACACATCATGAATCACACCATGGACATGCGTGAAAGAGGTGGTCGCTATATTTACCTGGTGAAGTCTGCCACAAGTGAAACATGGTGGCCGGAAGATGCCGATCACATCATGTTTATTCGTGGTCGTATTGGGTTCGATCTGCCTGTGTGGTTTGTACCTGCTGACGAAAAACAGAAACCCACCAGCGCGTTTTTTGCCGGTGCCATAGCTGTATTCGACAAGTCATGGCGTGGTGAGCGGTTCAGCTATATCAACCGCACAGAACTGGAGGCAAAAGGTCGGGCATTTATGGCGCTGGCTCAATTCGCTGTTGGTAAAGAGCAAACAATTGCAATGCAGGCAGCCAGGGAACCAGCAGCAACACCGGAAACTGAGTCACGAATCTGGCCTCTCGAGGTTGGTCTGGTGTTTAACCAGGTGGAAGGCGTTGACGTATTGAGTGACGCTCAGCAGAACAAGCTGAAAGCCAACATCAATCAACTCTGGCTGGAACGAACGGCCACCAGCGAAATCATTACTGCCGCTTCTGAACTTGTTCGCAATATGCGGGGAGAGGCCGCGTGAAACTGATCCTGCCTTTTCCTCCGAGCGTGAACACTTACTGGCGCGCCCCTAACAAGGGGCCGCTGGCCGGTCGTCACCTCATTAGCGCTGATGGTCGTAAATACCAGAGCGCTGCCTGCGTGGCGATCATTGAGCAATTACGACGTCTCCCGAAGCCATCGACTGAACTGGCAGCGGTAGAAATCACTCTGTACCCGCCGGATGCGCGCCGCCGGGATATCGATAATTACAACAAAGCCCTGTTTGACGCGCTGACGCATGCGGGTGTCTGGGAAGACGACAGCCAGATTAAGCGCATGCTGGTGGAATGGGGACCGATAGTACCGAAGGGAAAAGTTGAGATAACCATAACGGCATATAAAAAAGAGGTGGTTATATGTCCAGCTGTGGGTTGAATATTGGTCGTTATGGCAGTAATGTCGGAAAGTGCAAGCGAAAAGGGCGTGCAGGCCCTTCGCAACAATCAGAGTATGGAGAGAATATGAGCAATCATCATGTTATGGGCACTGCTACGCCCAAAAAAGACTCTTATCTTGTTGTTGATGGATGTTTAATCAACTCATTCGAACCAAATCTTTATAGTCTCAATGATATTCATAAGGCTTCAGGTGGGTCTGCGTCCAAAAAACCTGCGTTTTATCTCAGGACGCTAACTGCAAAAAGAATTCTAAATGCTCTCCCTGGTGAACGTTGGGAAAAGTTGCATGTTATTCGCGGTGGAGTCTTACAGGGTACTTTCGCCTCTCAGGAGTTGGTTTTTGCCTATGCCCTCTGGTTGAGCCCTGACTTTTATGTTCGCGTTCTGAGCAATCTCCCTTTTATCAGCGATCTGCGCAACGGGGAGGCAAGATGAGTCAGCTACATCAGATCATCCCGATCACTCAGGGCAATATTGGCAACCACATAACCCCGATGGTCAGCGCTAAAAGGTTACATGCCTTTCTCGGCGTTGGGCGTGATTTCACCAACTGGATTAAAGGGCGTATCAGTCAGTATGGTTTTGCTGAAAATACTGATTATGTGGTTTACGCCAATTCTGGCGAGAACCCCCTCGGTGGACGCCCAACCGTTGATTACCTGATCACCATTGATATGGGTAAAGAACTGGCGATGGTGGAGAGAAACGAGAAGGGTCGTCAGGTTCGTCGTTATTTCATCACATGCGAACAACAAGCGAAAATGCGAGTTGGTACACCATCATTACCAAATTTCTCTGATCCGGCACAGGCTGCGAGAGCATGGGCTGATGAATTTGAAGCCAGGCAGCGCGCGGAAACAGTTACCCACCAGCAGGCCGAATATATCGAGCATCTCGAGAGTCTCTTCACTGACGGGCTTTCCCCTGTACAGTTCTGTAAGCGTTTGAATGGTGTGAATACCTCCAAGATCAGTGCCTGGCTTGTCTCTGCTAACTGGCTGTACGACGACAATCCCGAAGGCCGCAGTGCACAGTGGCGTGTTCGTTCGTATGCCCGCGACAAATACCTCACCGAGAAAAGCAGTAAAGTATCGCCAAACTCTGCGGTGAGCTTTACTACCTACCAGCCCGTCCTGCTGCGTGAAGGCGCTGTCTGGCTGTACAAAAACTACCTGAAGGGGAAGCTTCCGATGAAGGTCACCTGGAACGGTAGTTTTACCCACGATAAAGATTTAGCAGGGGGTCTCCAGTGAGAGTGACCCCTCCGCACCTTCAGCCTGTATTGTCCAGGGTTAAACGGTTTGTTGAAAAACAACCTGATGGGGCAACGCTCACCCATCTGACGCACAAAGTATCAGCATATAGCTCGTTGAGCCGGAAGGATAAAGAAAACCTGATCGATATCATCCGCGAAAACAGCCTGCTCTGCATTACTGATGACGGCAGGACAACAACCCTGCATCACCCTAAGTTTGGTCATAAATCCGTGGCGCCGGTTATTGCGTCGTCGAAGACATTGAAGGAAGCCACTATGAATAAGCCAACCGTGACCCCTGAAGAATTACGCAAGCAGGCTGAAGCCCTCATTCGTGCCGCTGAAGAAGCTGAAAAAAAGGCAGGTGACCGCGCTGAAATAAAAAAGCAACTCGATCCTCTGAAGCTTGAAATCCTCCAGGCTTATGGAATGGCAAGCCGTAAGTTTGATGAGTTTGTGGATGCTATGGCGGACATGGGGAAGGCCGTACAGAAATTTAAAGATCTGACGGTATAAGGGGTGGGCATTGAGAGCCTTACTTACCCCTGAAATGGTGCCACGCCTTGGCGTGGTGCTGTTCAAGCCAGGACGGGAGTTAATGCCCCTGTTTGCATCAGGTCGCGTGCTGGTTGAACGGGAGCCAGAAAACATGGCCCGGCTTCCGTCTGGTCGGATCCCCGATGCACAGCAACCGCTACTGGAGGATCCCAGCCTTCACACTTTCTTTACCGATGAACGGGTCATTACTGCTGCTGGTGGTATGTCCGGGCTTGAGTTCTGGCTTCGTCAGCGCATTAAAAAGTGTCAGTACCCTTTTTCTGATTACCATCATGCCGAGCTAACGACACTATGGCATCCGCCTGGCGCGTTGGTGGTGTGCTGGCACTGCGATAACAAATTGCGCGGGCAGACAACGGAAAGATTGCAGGCGCTTGCGCTGAACAATGTTGCCGAATGGATTATTGATACCGTACTGGCTGGGCTTGGCTACAACAAAGAGCGCTCCCTCTCTTTAGCCGAACTTTGCTGGTGGGCGGTTCAATCTGGTGTCGCTGATGCTGTCACCGAAGGAATGGCGCAGCGGGCACTACGGCTGCCAGACGAACCATTATTATCTGTTTACCGGGAAAGTGACATCGTACCTATGCCGCCGGCCACCAGCATTATGCAGGAAAAAGTCAGGCCGATTGAAACGTTACCAGCTCGGCGGTCAGACAGCCTGGATGTGGAAACCCAAAAGCCAATACTGACGTTAACCGTCGATCCGGAGTCTCCGGAGTCTTTCATGCTCAGGCCAAAACGTCGCCGCTGGATAAATGAGACGTACACCCGCTGGGTTAAAACACAACCCTGTGAGTGTTGCCGGCGGCCAGCAGATGATCCGCACCATATCGTAGGGCACGGTATGGGTGGTACAGCAACAAAAGCCCATGACCTCTTCGTGATCCCTCTGTGCAGAGAGTGCCACGACGAGTTACACGCCGATGTACCGGCATTCGAGCAGAAGCATGGTACGCAGCTTGAGCTGCTACTGCGTTTTATGGATCGGGCGCTGGCGATCGGCGTAATTGCGAAAGCTTAAGTGTATGGAGAATAATCATGCGTGATATGCAGAAAGTTTTAGATTTATGGGGGGCGTGGGCCGCGAGCGATTCATGCAATGTTGATTACTCTCCGATTGCTGCGGGCTTCAAAGGGTTACTGCCGCAAACAAGTAAAACTCGGCTTCAATGCACTGATGATGATGGGTTGGTAATAGAGGGGTGTATGTCGCGCCTTAGCAGAAAGAGGCCATACGATTACCAACTGTTGGTCGTGCACTATATCTACCGGGTGTCCAAGCGCCAAATGGCAAAGCACCGAAAGAAAAGTGAAAAGCAGATCCGTATCGAAATGCAGATGGCAGAAGGTTTCATCGAGGGATGTTTATCAATGCTGGATGTAACTTTAGAAATGGATGTGCTAGTTCAGACCGAAATTTTTCAAAAAAGCTAGTGCGGTCCGCATTTTTTAAGATAACGTGTTAAGGGTGGTCGCTACGACACAGGCTTATCAAGTAAAAGCCTCGCAACTGCGGGGTTTTCTACTCTATAACCCTGTTATGTTATCCTCATTGAAACTTTGGGAGATGACAAAATGACCAGCATCGATGAACAAGAGCATGATATTAATAATCCACATGTCTCTATGGAGGATTTCTATGTATCACTTAGGAAGTTTGATGTTGCTGTATGTGAAGCTTGTGCCGTAAGCCAAGGTATTGGCGTTCAAATTGCTGAAGCATATATTGCTTACACAACTCAGATCTTTGCAAGAATGTGTATACATGCTCAGATATTGATTTCAAATGTACCAGAAAGTCGTTGGGCAAAAAAAGATTATCCATTTTGGGACCTATCCTTGGTTGCTTCTCATGCTCGAGCATTATTGGAAGCCGAGCTTCTTTTTTACTATTTATCGAAAGAAAATAGCACGCAAGAAGAGTGGTCGGCAAAACTGAATATAATGCATATGAATGATTGTGCGAAAAGAATAGAGTTTTTTAATACCATAAAGGATGAAAAGCAAGTTGAAGGGTTTGAGGCTCAAAAGGCAGAGATTGCAACTCGTCTAGAGTCTAATGAGTTTTTTAATTCGCTCGATTCAGGAACCAGAAAAAGATGTCTATCTGGTAAGGCACTAATGATTCCAAATAGAGATGAGTTATTAATCGAGTTAAAGCAAGATCCAAAAGAATTCAGGGTTATTTTTGATTTGCTATCACATTATACTCACATATTGCCGATCTCATATTATCGGATGGAAGCTAATGGTAGAGGGACCGGAAGTTTCAATGAAACAGATCTCTCATATATCACTTTAAGCTTAAACCTTTGCCACGATGTAATCGTGAAAGCTACTGACAAAATGGTTGTTTTTTTTCCTGAAACACTGAGATTGCGTAAGGGATTACGTTCCAAATTCTCATTTGGCCCGAAGATTAAAAAGTAAATATTGTATGCTTGTCCAAAAACGAGCATTTCCTGCTGTGAAGAATGGGCGGCTGGTGGGTGTTGTAGCACCCGGCCAGCCATCAGCTCATGCTTTCAGGTCACAAGCTAACCAAGGCCCACTGCTTTAGCGCAAAAGCAACGTGAGCCTATCAGAGTTACGCTAACTGATCTATGAAAAATACTGTAAAAATAAACAGTGTTGAGTTAATCAACGCTGATAGCCTGCATTACGTCGCCACCCTCCCGGATAACTCTATTGATCTAATAGTTACGGATCCGCCGTACTTCAAAGTGAAGCCCAACTGCTGGGACAACCAATGGAAGGGGGACGAGGACTACTTACGCTGGCTTGATAGCTGTCTGGCTGAGTATGCTCGCGTTCTTAAACCTGCAGGCAGCATTTACCTGTTTTGTGGTCACCGACTGGCCTCAGATATAGAGATTATGATGCGTGCCCGGTTCAACGTTTTGAATCACATAATTTGGGCAAAACCATCGGGCCGCTGGAATGGATGTAACAAAGAAAGCCTGCGTGCGTACTTTCCATCTACGGAACGGATTTTGTTTGCTGAGCACTATCTTGGGCCGTACACAGGTAAAGAGGATGTTTACGAAAGGAAAAGCACAGAGCTAAAGCAGCACATTATGACGCCGCTGATTGATTACTTCCGTAATGCCCGTGAATCACTGGGTGTCAGCTCGAAAGAAATAGCTGAGGCAACCGGAAAGAAAAACATGGCGTCACACTGGTTTGGTGCAAGCCAATGGCAACTACCAAATGAAGTGGACTATCGAAAATTGCAGGAACTGTTCACGCGGATCGCTATCGATAAGCACATTCAGCAGAAGCTTGAACATCCTCACCACCAGCTGGTGGCTACCTATCAGTCATTAAACCGCAAGTATTCAGAATTGCTGGAGGAATACAAAACCCTCCGGCGCTGCTTCTCTGTTTCCGCTCTTGTTCCGTATACCGACGTATGGACGCATAAGCCTGTTCAGTTTTATCCGGGCAAACATCCATGCGAAAAACCTGCCGACATGCTGAAGCAGATCATTAGCGCCAGCAGCAGACCAGGGGATATCGTTGCCGATTTCTTTATGGGCTCTGGTTCAACTGTGAAAGCTGCAATAGAACTTGGTCGTCGGGCGATCGGGGTAGAACTGGAAGCTGACAGATTTATTCAGACCACCGAAGAGGTGGAAAAACTGAACAAAACATAACGATCATCACACCCCTGTGGATGTGGCGATTACCATTTTCAGGCACCGGGAATCATCCTTACTTTTATTTGAACAAAAGAGCCCGGTTGCCTGATTCCACATCCCCTCATTTCTGAGAGGAATCACAGCAATTAAGAGGGGGCTAAATGTCCGATCCGATTTCCGGTACTGGGCTGGCTGGTGGTGTCCTGACGGGGGCCAGCGTCTATGGATTTCTGTCCGGAACCGATTACGGCGTGGTGTTTGGCGCGTTTGCCGGAGCTGTATTTTACATTGCAACCACAGCGGACCTGAGTGCAGCGCGCCGACTGGCATATTTTCTGGTTTCGTATATCGCGGGGATCCTTTGTTCCGGGCTGGTGGGTTCAAAGCTGGCTCAGGCTACCGGCTACAGTGATAAACCACTGGATGCCATTGGCGCCGTAATCGTTTCTGCTTTAGCCGTCAAAATCCTGACGTTCCTGAATAATCAGGATGTCGGCTCGCTGGTGGCGCTGATAACGCGCCGGGGAGGTTCAGGTGGTACAAAATGACCCATCGGCAACTTTTAATGCATTGCTTTGTGCTGGGGTAGTGTTAACCCTGATGTTTTACCGTCGCGGCGACTCGCGACATCGACCGTGGATATCTCGTTTAGCGTGGCTGCTTACGGTTATCTACAGCGCCGTTCCGCTGGCGTATCTGTGCGGTATTTACCCGTACTCATCATGGGCCACTATCGGGGCCAACTTTATTTTCCTGTCCGTGCTGGTCGCCGTAAGAGGCAACGTGGCACGTCTGGTTGATCATCTGAGGCACTAATGAACCAATCACAATTTCAGCAGGCGGCTGGTATCAGCGCCGGGCTTTCTGCGCGCTGGTTTCCGCACATTGATGCGGCAATGAAAGAGTTTGGCATTACAGCTACGAACGATCTGGCTATGTTCATCGCCCAGGTTGGGCATGAGTCTGCGGGTTTTACCTCGCTGGTGGAAAGCTTCAACTACTCGGTAGAGGGGCTGAAGAAAACCTTTGGTAAACGCCTTACTCCTTATCAGTGTGAAATGCTGGGTCGTGTCGATGGTAAGCAGGTGGCCCACCAGCCGCAAATAGCCAATCTGGTGTACGGTGACCGCATGGGGAATAACAGCCAGGGTGATGGCTGGAAATATCGCGGTCGTGGCCTGCTTCAAATCACTGGCCGCGAGAACTGCGTTAAATGCGGTGCGGCGTTGAAGCTCGATCTGATCAGCACACCAGAGTTGCTGACACAGGAGAAGCATGCAGCCCGTTCTGCTGCCTGGTATTTCACGTTACGTGGTTGCCTGATGTATTCAGGTGATGTTGTACGTGTCACGCAGATCATTAACGGTGGCCAGAATGGACTGGCTGACAGAAATAGTCGTTATAACAAAGCGCGGGCGGCGTTGCTGGTATGACAGCGATCTTTGCTTTAGTTAAGGCCCGGTGGAAAACAATCATTGTATTGTTGCTGATGGCTGGTGCGTTTCTTGCCGGGAATGTCTGGAGTGAGCGGGGCTGGCAAAAGAAGTGGGCTGACCGCAATAGCGTGGAATCTTCACAGGAAGCGAACGCGCAGACTGCCGCCCGCTGGATTGAACAAGGGCGCATAATTGCCCGTGATGAGGCTGTAAAAGATGCACAAGCACAAGCTGCTAAATCTGCTGCCACTGCTGCTGGCCTGTCTGCCACTGTTAGCCAGTTGCGCACAGAAGCAACAAAGCTTGCCGCCCGTCTGGACGCCGCAAAGCACACCGCAGATCTTACCGCTGCCGTCAGAAGCAAAACAGCCGGAGCCGACGCCGCAGTGCTCGCCGACATGCTCGGAGATATTGCAGCAGAAGCTAAGCGATATGCTGGAATCGCTGACGAACGCTACACCGCCGGGATGACGTGTGAACGTATTTACGATTCGGTGAGAGAGTCAAACAACAACCCCATAGCCTCGCAATAGCGGGGCTGTTTTATGATCGCTGCCCATCATGAAAATGATAACTATTACCATTTTGGCGGGTCCTCCTGGCGGGGCGGCCTGCCACGGGGCGGCGTGCTCGCGGAAAACGGCTAGTTTTTCAGATCTAAGGTCATCATCATCATTTGCGCA